GATGACGCATGGACAATGCCAATCGGTAGCGAATGTGCCAAGAAAGTTCCAACAGAATACAGAATTTCAACGGGGGCTTAATGCCCCCACTTACAACTATGGAAGCAATCATCAACATTTACGAATGCGTTTATCGCACAGAACAAGGCAAGGAATTGTACACCAAAACTTGGTATGCACCATCGTGGGAACACGCTTATCGCATGGCGGAAATTTATCGCACAGTCACTTTACACGATGCGTTTGATTTTATATTAAAACGCATTTAATTTGGAATTGCAAATACTTTAACCTATTTTTGAAAAGACAAATAACATGGATATCATTTACTTAATCATCGGAACACCCATTGCATTTGCCATTGGTTATTCATGGCACTGCATCAAACGCAACAACAAGCGTTTTGAACAAATCGAAGAAGCAACCCCATACCAGTTTGAAAAGGATGAGTACATCCCCGAATTCAATGAGTTCACTCAAATGTTGGTTCAACGCAGAATGTATAAAGGCAAAGCAAAATGATAGAAACACTTTGGATTACGCAAAAGCAATTGGATAAGATGAAAGATTACATCATCCAATACAGAAAGCCATGGAGTGTGGATGCAAAACTAATGCACGATGACCACATGATATTGTGGGAAGTAACCATTGAAGGGCAAATGACATACACCGAAGCATTTCACTTTGGTATGACAATAGAGGGAACTATATGACTTTATATTTTAGAACCCTTTTTGAATTGGATGCGGTTGAAACCATTTTACAACGCAGAACATACAAGAACATTAACATCATTGAAAAGCACTACCAAAACAACGGCACTTATTCCATAACTTTTGAGGGACATGAGGATTGGCAGTTGTTCACATTAGGACAAGCACATCAAATCATCATCATAAATGACAACACACGAAGCACTAACACAAGTATTTAACAAAAGCAACAAAGAGTTGGCCGAGTTATTACACGCCAATTACGCAACAGTTACCACCTGGAAATTCCAATTCAAACGAAACGGCCTTTCAATGGAAAAACAATTTGAGATTTTAACAAAACTAAACTACCAATTAAAAAACAAAATAGTATGGAACAACAAAAAAGAAGCGCAGTAACCAATGTAACTGCCAACGGAACTTACAATGGTCAGTACGGCACATTGTACAAATTTGAAGTAACCTTTGCCAATGGCGATTCAGGTGAGTATGCATCCAAAAGTGCGGATCAAGCCAAATTCAAAGTGGGTGTGGAAACCGATTACACCATCACATCCAAGGAATTCAAAGACCGCATTTACTACAAGATTGCACCCGTGATGGCACAACCAGGTGCAACGCAACAAGGCGGATTCACACCAAAACCCAAAGACCCCGAAACGGACAAACGCATTACCCGTATGAGTGTATTGAAAGTGGCGGGTGATTTGGTCATCAATGGTGACATCAAATTACATGAGATACTTGCCTACGCACAAGTGTTTGAAAAGTTCGTGGTGGATGGTCAAGACACCTTGGCACAATTGAAACCAGTTTCACACGATGACTTGCCATTCTGATGAAAAAAATGATTGAGCAACTATCGGACACGATGTTGGAAATAGGGGGTGGCAATTACTGCCCCCTACAATTCCACATTGAATTGAAAGAATTGGCGGATACCATCAAGAACTTTCAGGACCAAGTAAAACCACTTGCATTGACCGAAGCGGGTAAATGGCATGGGCAAGTGTACCACGGCTACGAAATCACACGCAAGGCGGGTGGAGGTCGGTATAATTATGACCACATTCCCCAAGTCATGGAATTACGGGCGGAGTTAAAGGAACGCGAAAAACTCCACCAACACGCCTACAAACAAATGAACCTTGGTATTTTCTTGAACGAACAAACGGGGGAAGTTTACGAACCCGCCCAGTACCTTCAAAATGAGGACACTATAATGTTAAAAGCGGTTAAATAAAAAATGGGGGGCATCGGCATCCCCCCACTAATCCCATGAAATGACAAATAACAAGAACGGATTGTTGCAAAGATAGTTATTTTTTGTATATTTGTTGCGTTAACTGGTATGTAGAAGATACCGAAAGTTAAACCACTTTTATCCCTGTTGAATTGCGTGTGCTTCTACCACCGCCGTTTGATGGGGATTTTTTTTATGCAAAACACATACACAACACAAACCACAGTAAACAAAAACATTTGCACGATTGCAGTTTACATGAACCACAAATGGTGGCACGATTACGAATTCCACACGGATGATTTGTACATGATTAAAGGTCGAAACATTATTATCGACATTGCTTGTAAAAATTGGGGAACGCCTGAAAACATCCAAGAAATTCACAACTCTATTTTGAAACACCTTTTATCTAAATGAAATGTCAAAGGATCCTGCATTCCTATTTTATTCCAGTGATTTTTTGACTGGTACAATGTTCATGGACAATGAGCAAGTTGGAAAGTTTATTCGCTTGATATGCGCCCAACACCAAAAAGGTAGATTAACCGAAAAAGATATGTTAAAGATATGTGTAACACATGACGAAGATATATTCTCAAAGTTTTCCGTGGACGGGGCGGGGCTTTATTACAATGAAAGGTTAGAACAAGAAGTTGAAAAACGAAAGGCGTATTCTGAATCAAGGCGTAATAACCGTAAAAAGAAAGAAGATATGATTGACACATCTTTATCATATGTTCAACATATGGAAAATGAAAATGAAAATATAATTGATAATGTAGTTATAGATAAACCAATAGAAGAAAAACCAAAGCGATTTGTAAAGCCAACTATTGAGCAACTGGAAGCGTACATGGAAGAACGCGGAATGAATAATGTTGCCAATCGTTTTTATGACCATTACGAATCAAACGGATGGAAGGTTGGCAAAAACTCAATGAAAGATTGGAAGGCATCAGTGCGAACATGGGAACCAAATCACAAAAAAATTACAACACAATCAACGAAACAACCTAAAATTGCAACACTATGAACACTGAACAAATGTTAATTAGCAACATTCTTTTCTATGCGGATGCAAGGCACTTTTTGCCACAGATAAATCAAAACTGGTTCAAAGACCCGTTGTGTAAAAAGGTCATTGAGGTTATTACCAAACTTTACTATGGTAACGAAGAAATTGACTATCTCACTTTGATGCCCCATTTTACCAACAAAGAATTCATTGATGTAATAACGCTACAACAGAACGCAAGTGGAATCACCAATGTGAAACCACATTTGAAAAAGTTGGAGTACACATACATCAAAGAACAGTTGGTTGAAAGCATATCGGCAATTGACACCACAAAAGAACTTGGTGAATTAATTGAGGATATCCAAAACGCGTTGAATAGTACCACATTTTCAACACAACAAGAACCAGAAAGTATTGTGAAGGTGACAAACAAGGTGGTGGATCAAATCATTGCAAACGCAGAAAAGGGTGGTCAATTGGTTGGAAAGGAAACGGGATGGAAATTCTTGGATAAGTATTTGGGCGGTTACAATGATGGGGATTTGATTGTAATGGCGGGTAGACCTGGAATGGGTAAAACCGCAATCGCTTTAACACTTACAAAGGAATTTGCACAACGAGGTGGAAAGGCGTTATTCATTTCACTTGAAATGAGTTCAGAGCAATTGGCAAAAAGGTATGTGTCATTGATTGGGCATTTAGAAAATTGGAAAATGCGAAACGGGGTTTTGACCAAACAAGAAATTGAAAAAATCATTCATGTTGCCAACCACCAAGAAATTGAATTTTTTATTGATGATGACCGCGTGGGGGATTTGGAAAAAATCAAATCAAAGGCAAGGTTGCACAAAGCACGAAAAGGGCTTGATTTATTGGTGATTGATTATTTGCAACTCATGAAAGGAACAAAGCAAAGCCGTGAACAAGAAGTTGCAGAAATATCGCGCGGTTTGAAATTGTTGGCAAAGGAATTAAAGTGTACAATTATCGTATTGGCGCAGTTGTCACGGAAGCCAGAAGATAGGGCAGACAAACGCCCGTTGTTATCAGACCTTCGCGAATCAGGTGCGATTGAACAAGATGCCGATGTTGTTATGTTTCCTTTCCGCCCCGCTTATTACGAAGAAGAAAAGCCACAAATCGAAGATGCGGAATTAATTATCTCGAAAAATAGGAACGGGGAATGTGCAACAATACCAACGACATACGAGGGGCAATACACGATGTACAAAGAAAGTTTGCCACCAATACAATTTTAATAATAAAATACTATATTTGTAGGGACAAATGAAACAAGAAACAAGAACGGTGGTTATTGAGTTGCTAACGCAATACCCCACATTTAGAGATTCGGACGAACAATTGGTTGCATGGATTTGGGGTTTGGAAATGAACGCCAAGGGTTATTCAACTGGCAATCTTCCAACACAAAAATTCTTACGCATTTTGGCGGATGGGCAATTAACATCGAGTGATTCCATCACAAGGATGCGACGAAAGGCACAAGAAGAACACCCCGAATTGCGTGGTGCGAAATACAACCAACGCCAAGACAGACAATCATTGGTTAAAAAGGATTTGGGCTATGGACAATAAACAACAAACGGCCGTTGACATTTTATGTGGAAAGTTAGCAATGAAGTTAGGCATACCACAAGCAATGACTTTTTACATAGACCATCAAGAAGAAATTAGAGAAGCCAAAGAAATAGAGAAGCAACAAATCGCCAAAGCGTTTGATGATGGTGATTACAATTACCACTATTCACGCAAAACGGGAAACGATTTTGAAGATGGCAAAGAATACTACCAAGAAGTTTACGGATGATTAAAATAGTGGTACACGATAAGCAATGGTTTATTGACCGAATAGGAAAAAGGATTTACAGAGAAAAAAATGTCTGTAATTGTGAAGTGTGTACCACAGTTCACAAAGAAGGATTAATTATCACCGATGAGCAACACGCAAATTATTTATACGATTGTCAGGAATTAGATTTAATTTATTATGAAAACACCAATAGAAAGATTCGTTGAGTGGTTGGAAGAACACCACCCCGATGCAGTACCAGGACCCGAAGTGATTCACCACCTGAAACGATTAGAACAAATGGACCAACAAATGGCATACAATGCGGGTTTCACAAAAGCCAAGTCATTGTACCTCGATGCGGAATGAAACATCTTGAAAGCCGTTTACAAGTCAACTGCGTGAAGTGGTTTCGGTTGGCATACCGCAAGTGGGCAAACCATTTGATTCATGTTCCCAACGGAGGATCACGCGATTTGCGAACGGCTCAAAGATTAAAAGCCGAAGGAGTATTGCCAGGGGTGGCCGACCTTGTGTTGTTCATCCCCAACAAAACACACCACGGGTTATTCATCGAACTTAAAATCAAACCAAACAAGCAAAGCACACACCAAAAGGACTGGGAAAAGTTAGTCACTGCAATGAATTACCATTATGTGGTTGTATATTCGTTTGACGATTTCAAATTACAAATAGAAGCATACATTGGTAACACTTGAAGCCATAGCGAAAAGGCACAACGAATGGTTGAAGATTGCCAAATACCTTGGGGCAACGGGTGATGAATCGGATGACATGGTACAATCAATGTATCTCAAACTTGCCGAAATACAATTGGCGGAAGGAAATTTCACACGGCTAACAAACCACCACGGAACAATAAACACCATTTATCTTTTCAAGATGCTTCACAATGCGTTTATGGACATCAAACGAAGTCAAAAGAACACAATACCCCACCAAGACCATTTTGTCCCCGTAGAAAGCCCCGAAATGGCTGAAATGGCACATTCCGATTTGATGGGTGAGGTGAAGAACGCAATTGATGAACTCCGCGACTATGACCAAATGTTATTGGAACTCCATTTTGTGTATGGGCATAGCATGAGAGAGATAGAAAAACGCACGGGGATTCCGACACATTCAGTGTTTAACTCCATCAAGAACGCAAAACAATTTATCAAACAAAGGACACAAAACAAATACAAGATATATGCAGAAGAAAAAAGACACACGGAAACAGTTTACCGAATCACGACCATCCATCGGACTGGGGGATACGATTCAGAAGGTAACGAAGGCCACGGGGATTGAATTTTTAACCAAGTTTATCGGTGGCGAGGATTGTGGATGCGATGCCCGTAAACACAAATTGAACAAGATATTCCCAAACCGCAAACCATTGTGCATGACGGAAGGTGAATATGATTGGTTTACACATTTCAAATCAGTAAATTCAACCACATTATCACCGATGGAAGCGGACCACCTATCCAAAATGTGGTCAAGGATATTCCAAAGCAAAAGAATTTACAAGCCGTGTACTTGCAACCCAAAGGCATGGCAAACCATGATAAATGAATTGACACAAGTTTATGAAACTTATCAAGTGCAAGAATGAATGTGAAGTTTGTGACCATTACAAAGTAAGCACAGAAGAAAAAATCAACCCCACTGGACCCCACATAGATTCCAATTTAATTTATATTTGTGATAAGTGCAAAGTTAGGTTTGCGGATCGTGAACGATGGGGCGAATGGTTAACACAAATTAGGCAACTGAATGCAGAAACACACTAAAATTTACATGAATCATTTCGGGTACGACACATCCGATTTTATCCCATGCGAAGTTTGTGGAAGCCAGGCGGTTGACATCCATCATATTCATCCACGCGGAATGGGCGGGACAAAAACAAAAGACACCATAGAAAACTTGATGGCACTTTGCAGAAAGCACCACATCGAATACGGGGATAAAAAACAACACATGGATTTTTTAATCATCACACACCAAATAAAAATGAACAAATGAACATAGAATGGGTTAAAACAAAAGACATCATCCCAAACGAAAACAATCCGAGGATTTTGAAGGATGATAAATTCAAGAAGTTAGTACAATCAATCAAGGAGTTTCCCGAAATGTTGGAGATACGCCCCATTGTTGTCAATAGTGAAATGATGATTCTGGGTGGTAACATGAGATGGAAAGCCATTCAGGAAATCGGCATCAAAGAAATACCAATCATCAAGGCGGAAAATCTAACCGAAGAACAACAACGGGAATTTTTGATAAAGGACAATGTTGGATTTGGTGAGTGGGATTGGGATGCGTTGGCAAACGATTGGAATCCCGAAGAATTGAACGAGTGGGGTTTGGATGTACCTAACATGGATTTGACTGAATTAGAAGCGGAGGATGATAATTTTGAAGAACCCGAAACGATTGAAACGGATATTGTGTTGGGTGATTTGTTTGAGATAGGTGAACACCGATTGTTATGTGGTGATTCCACGGATAGTGATGCGGTTGCAAGGTTAATGGATGGACAGAAAATTGGAATAATTGTAACCGACCCCCCTTATGGAATTGGTATTGATGGACAAAAAGAATCAAAATCAAAAAACCCAAAACACAATAGAAAACATCACGAAAATTTGGGGTGGGATTCGGAAAGACCCGCAACAGAATTATTTGGATATTTATTGTCACAAGATGTTCCGACATTAATTTGGGGTGGCAATTATTTTGCTGATTTATTACCTGCATCCCGTGGATGGTTATATTGGAGTAAAGGCCAAAGCGGTTTAACGATGAGTGACGGGGAATTGGCATGGACAAATAAGGATAAAGTGTTAAGAGAATTCACAGTAAATCGTGGGCAATTACATGGAAGCGTTCACCCAACACAAAAACCAGTTAAAGTAATATCCGAATCAATTAAGTATTTAGAAAGTGGAGGCATTATTTTTGATTGCTTTATGGGAAGCGGAACAACAATGGTGGCCGCAAATGAAATTAATAGAATATGTTACGGGATTGAAATGCAACCAAAGTATTGCCAAGTGATTATTGACAGAATGAAAAAGTTAGACCCAACAATAAAAATTAAAAGAAACGGAGTTGAAATATGAAAGCATGGAGAGAAACCCGCGACACCATACCACATGACCAAGTGTGGGTATTAATTGACACCAAAGAGATTGCCTACATTTTAGACGGGCAATGGTATTTGTCACATGATGATTCACCAATCAATGCACCATTTATGTGGATGCCTATCCCCCTTTTACCAAATGATTAATCATGTGGGTAGTCAAGTACACAACGGGAACTTATGACGATTTTATGCGTCACAATATATTTGTGACTAAAAATGAAGAATTGGCAAAAGCGTATGTTGAAAAACACAATAAGGTATTAACGAAATGGCAGAAGTATTGGGAACAATTTGAAAACGAAGATGATTGGATGGATGACCCAACAAAAGATTGGAATCGGTGGTATCAAATTGTAAATAGAAATGAGGCATACTATGATAAAATTGATATAAGACAATGACACCGAAAGACAAAGCAAAAGAACTGGTTGACAAATTCACCTTGGTTGGATTACAACAAAGAAATGAAGGGATTCAATGCGCGTTAATCATGTGTGATGAATTGTTATCTAACTCAACATTTTTATTGAGTAATGGGGAAATTTATTTTTGGCAAAAAGTAAAACACGAAATCGAAAACCTATGAAACCACAACAAATGGCGAAACAACTGATTGACAAGTTTATGTTGGTCAATTCTGAAAGTGTAGAACTTGAAACGGGGGAACACGAATTGCTACTATCATTAAGCCAAGAAGACGCAAATCAATGTGCTTTAATTGCGGTTGATATGATTATTTCCGTGATTCACCCCGAAACAAATTTTGCAACTTGGTTGTATTGGAAAGAGGTGAAACAAGAAATCGAATTAATTGGAAAATAATTGGACAAATATGCCAAACGAACAAAACCTAATACCACCACCACAACCTGGTGAAGTACGCAACCCCAACGGCAGACCAAAGGGAAGCAAGAACCGAAGCACCATCGCACGGAAATGGTTGGAGGTAATGCAAGAAAGCAAAAACCCCATCACGGGGGAATTGGAAAAACTATCCCAAGAAGATTTGATAACCCTTGCCATGATACACAAGGCAAGGAAAGGCGATGTTGGTGCGTACAAACAATTGATGGATTCGGGATTTGGTATGCCCACCCAACAAATTGAACAAACCATTATTGAACAACCTTTATTCCCTGATAAGTAGTTGGGCAAGTGGAATGTTTATTGTATATTTGATTTATGGAAATTTACAAAGACATCCAAGGTTATGAAGGCATTTACCAAGTTTCAAACTATGGGAATGTAAAATCGTTGAAGCGTGTAATTATGCGAAGCGATAACAGACCAAAAACAATTCCCGAAAAAATAAAAATAGGGATGCACAACAAGGGTTACAAGCGTGTTGCGTTATGCGATGTTAACGGAAATTCAAAAAGTTTTTATGTGCATAGATTGGTGATGGCAACATTTTTACATAAGAGTGATTTGTATGTGGATCACATCAATGGTGACAAAACAAATAATCATTTGGACAATTTGAGGTATGTAACCAATTCGGAAAACTTGACATTCAGAAACACAAACACGCAGTTCAAAAGCGAACACCCGTATGTGTATTATGACAAATCAAGGAATCAATACCGAGTTTACAAACATGGACCAAGGGTAAAGACATTTGAAGAAGCCAAAGCAATTGCAATATGTTTGTACGGACCACGGCAATAAACAAATTACTGAAACTTGACAAGTTTGTCAAAGGTGTTCAGGGCGGTTCGTCTGCGGGAAAAACTTTTGGTATCATTCCAATTGAAATTGATTATGCAATCAAAAACCCAAAGACAGAAACATCCATTGTTGCAGAAAGTATCCCACACTTAAAAAGGGGGGCGATCCGTGATTTCAAAAAAATCATGAAGGAAACGAACCGATGGAACGATAGGAATTGGAACGCCAGTGATTTCAAATACACCTTTACAAACGAAAGTTTTATTGAATTTTTTAGTGCGGATAATAGTGCCAAGTTGAGGGGGGCGAGACGGGATAGGTTATACATCAATGAGTGTAATAACATTGATTTTAATTCATACACAGAACTTGCCATGCGTACCAAACAATCCATATTCTTGGATTGGAATCCTGCCAACGAATTTTGGTTTCATAGCGAAATCAAAAACGATGACAATGTAAACTTTATCATCCTAACTTACATGGACAATGAAGCAGCCCCACAAAGTGCGGTTGATTTCATTTTGAAAGCCAAGGAAAAAGCAAAGACGAGTAAGTATTGGGAAAATTGGCATAGAGTATATGGGCTTGG